TGTTCAATCAGAGCAGTTGACATTGCATCAGAAAAGTCTTCTGGGCAAACTACTGCACCAGAACCAAGGGCGTCATTGAAGAGTGCCAATTGTGTTTCATAAGTAGCTTGGACAACTTGGTTATGATAAGAGTCGCCTGCACTAAGAGAAGTCAAAGCGAGAGCGTCTGGGACGAGGCTGGTGCTGTTAACTGTTGCGTTTACGTATCTTTGGGCGATTGCGCTCAGATTTATTCTGCCCGCTGCCTGAGATGTTGTAGACACTGTTCCTGTTGAGTACTTCTGTACTCCAGAGTAATAGATGTCAATTTTAAACGTGCTTGCCGTAGGGGCCGTGACTACGACACCAACATTCGCGCTCCATGCGCCCGCTCCGTTTGCGGTAAGTGTAAGAGCAGCGGTTCCTCCGTCGTTAAGCACAAGGCTTCCTACGGTTGCAGATGCTCCAACGGCTCTGGCTACGTAAGCCCGTGTGCCGCCTTCTTCGAAAAATGTTTCCAGGGTTGAGTGAGTGTAGGTACCGGTTAGGTAATCTCCAAACGTATCCTCGAACTCTCCCAGGTTTTGGATGAGTACAGGCTCGTCTGAAGGGCCTCTCTCTGTCAGGCCTACGACAAACAACTGTGACGACTCGCGTACTGTTGTGGTCGAAGGACCGGTTCTTACTGAAGTTGATATAACTACGCCAGGCATAGGACCTCACTGTTTCGCATTGGGAATCCCGTTTGTGATTGTGATTTCAATTGTACAGAGGGGTACGTATTATTCTGTGCAACTATGAATTGAACTTTAAAAATATAAAAACTAATTATCAAGTGACGGCATTTCTTCATTGGTCCCTGCGGTAACTGTTTCTATTTCTATTGATTCCACAACTCCAATAGGCTCTCTTGTGACAACTTCGTCTATTTCGAGGACGTAGGAGATGTAGGCACCAGCCATCATTCTCTCGCCTTTTAGTAGAGTGATGTCTGAATATTCTTCACGAATGCTGTTTTCGCCTATTACCGCCCTAAACGAAGTTCTAGAGTCATAGGCCTTTAGGCAGGGGTAGTCAAGAAGCGCACTTCTCACCACAGTGGTCAATCTGTCTCTCATGACCGTCGTTGGTTCGTTGCCTTCGTCACGGACCCAGATGTACGTCCTCATGCTGTAGGAGACCCTATAGAGGGGGTCTGACCCATCGAAGCCTATGCGCTCCAATCCATTCATTGAGGTCGTTACGGTGATGATTGAAGGCCACTCGTCTATGGCTAGCGGTTCGTAGGCTATGTACTGACCAGGGTCAGGGAGTAGGGTGCTGTCTAGATTCCAGCCGTTTCTATAGCGAATCAATCTTATTGGGAGGTCCTGTGTCAAGTAATCATTGACATATTTTTTTGCAAAATGAGAACCATTCATTAAAGCCGTCATATTAATTTGCTTCCTTCAATGATGTACTGGAGTGTTTTTTTATTTATATCTCTGTCAAAATCTCGAGGAATAAACAATATTTTTCTTGCTGGCATGTCTCGCGTCCCGTACTGATGAAATCTGGCTATAGGGCTGTCGATAACAAAAGTCCCCTCCATCTCCGTAATCACGTTTTTGGGACTAGAAGCCATATTGGCAACGCTTCTAAAAAGCTCTCCAGTAATCATCATCATTGGAGCGCCGGGATAACGTTCAGCTTTTTGAAACGCATAGTCATCGTCAAGAGGAGGCCACGCCCCCTTTAACATCGCCTTTGCAGACATCGCACCCATCGTTGTAAAGTTTTTTGAATAAGCTCTTTGTAAATAGTCTTTTCCCCATCGCAAAACTGGACCCATATCGTTAGCCCTGTCTTTCATGTTTTGCAGTCTGTCTACAGCATCTTTCCCCTGCCAGTCAACGTCCGTGACTGTTATTAAAACGTTTCTTCTAGCCACGCTGTTATACCCGAACTCGTCTATATTTCCTAATCGAACCTAGTTCGGTATCAAGAAAACCGGTCATAAGTGGCCCAGTACCGCGTGTATTTAAGTCTTTTACGCCAACAACGTCGTCGTACATGTTTTGCATTTCACGTGCAGCCGCTCTAATAATAAGAATCTTGAAGATGGGTATTGATGCTCCGTCTAGACCAGCGGTATAAGTTATTGTCACCAAATCGTCGGACCATCCGTAGTAGTAATCAATTCCATATTTTCTAGTGATGTAATCGACTTCTTCTTGAAGAACTTTTTCTGTTCCGAAAAGTGGTTTTACTTTAACTTCGTCAACCGAAACTATCGGAGTATTTTTCAGATAGACGGTTGGGGGAGGACTTGCCCATGTTGTTGTATCGTTGCTTGGACTTGAAGTGTACGAAGAGTTATACGTATTGTCGTTTGATGTCAAAAACGAACCCATTGGGACTCCCGTGTGATTGGAGTCAAGGCGTATTTCTTCGGTAAATTCCTGAACCTCTATTGGACGCTTAAGGAAAGTTTCCATTTCACTTTGAAGGCCAGCCAGAATCATTTCTGCAGCGTCTTCTTGGCGAGCGGACAATTTGATGTCCATATATGTCTTAATGTCGTTGACTGAGACAATCATGGCGGCTCCCGGTTAAAGCGATGTTGCAAATAAATGTTGTATCAAATTCTAACACCTAGCAATGACCTAGCCGAACACTGGGGTTGCCCGCTGGGTGATTCCGGTGTAGATTACGGAGATGAGTGATTCATCAAAATTTAATCCAACTGTTGAATTCGACAACAAAGAGATATCTGAAGCCAATATGAGCGTTTTAGATAGGGTCACTCAAGCGTTGTTTGCATTATTTATGCCCGAGGGCGGAATTGAGTCGCCTGATGAAATTGACGATTTAGCAAATCAGTCCTTTGAAATGGCCACCGTAGTCATGGCAGTTGCAGGAATGAACATTATTGGGGAAAATATCGAAGGCGATTATGTTGCACGATTCAAGCCCTATAAGTCTTTTAGTGACTTTGCTATTAAAAACAATATTCAATAAAGAAGGATAAATATGTCAGAGCAAGAAATTAAAGGCACTTTGTTTGCGGACCAAGACGCAAGAAGAGCCGCAACTGTAAATATTATAGACAGGCTTCATCAGGGATTATTTTACTACTACACCGAGCATGAACCCGAAATAGAAGACGACGACAAAAAAGTAGAGCTAGGCGATTATATGTGGCTGGTCGCGTCCACCCTTATGGCTATATGCGGACTAAGGGTTGTTGGAGTAGAAAGTTCTACGGGAAAGTATTTGGCGACATTTGAACCAACAGAATCCGTGAAGAACTTCTTAATAGAAAAAGACTTTGGCCAAGAAGACGATTATTACTACGAAGATTTCCTAGAGGACGCTGAACCGGATGCCGGACTTGGATGGCACAGCTGGAGACTAATGGATGAAGAGGAAGTCCTAGGGGACGAAGAGGATGAAATTACAGCCGTTTAAAAGGTTGTAATTTTACTTTTTCTTTCCAGTCTTTCCGCCTTTTTTGACTGCTGCTTTTCTTTTGGTGTTTTTTCCAGCGGCGCGTACCGAGCTTGCAGATTTAGGTGCTTTGGGCGTTGTTGCAGCCTTGGCTCTTCTTGTTTTTTGTTGCTGAGACTTGGCTAAGGGTGGCCGAATTCCAAAACCTGCGGCAGAACGAGTACCGTCTTTACGCGGTTTTCCTAACTGTATTCTGCTAGGACCATCGCCTCCTCGCACTCGGTTCATTATGTCAGAAGAGTTGCCTCTCGTTTTGGCGAACTGGAATCCGTCTACTCTGTCTTTGAAATTTTTTGGATTAGTCCCCCCTCTCTTTACAGACCTTTTACCTACATCCAGCCCGTTCCTGTTTAAACGTTTGGTGGCTCTTGCTTCAAGTTCACGGAATCTCTTCGAACGAGTACGTCCTGCGTAGTAGGTGCCTTCTGCGGGCTTTGTTCTACTGCCACGACTATTCTTACCAGTAGACCTATCCAGCAATTCTTCTGCCACAGACTTGGTCATTTCTGTGCCCGTTCGTGAGTCTTTTGCTCGACGGCTTAGAGGCTTGGAGCCACCATATCGCGCCATATCCGCCATATCGCCAAGCTTGCCTTTATTAAAATCTTTTTCGCTGACGCCAAAAACGTTTTTAGCCAAACTTGCGGCGTTTGCTAGTGTTGTTCGTTCCGTCGCGTTTGGCTTACCCCCTGCGCGAATTTTGGCTTGAATTTCCTTGACTTTGTCAACAAAGTAGGCCGCATCGTCGGATATGTCTGGGCCGTAACGTACTCCTGGCATAATGTTCCTTACTAAAAGTCTTTTTACAAATATACCAGAAATATTTATCTGTCAGGATTTGGGGGTCTTTCAATAGAGACCGTAGATGACTCTAGTGAGCCAGGCGGAGCCTCGATTGGAATCCATGCCCTGGCGTAATTATGCTCTTTGATTTTTCTCACTTTATAGAGACTTCCGTCAAGCATTAAAGAGAGTTCTTCTGAACGCATGCAAAGCATGTCTTCAAAATCTGAAATGCCGTATTTGCCAGAGCGTCTTAGTGTTCTAATGATGTCGGATGTCTTGGGGGCGAGCACATGGGAGTGCCCCCTGTTGAGTCGAAGATGCATCATCATGGCATCCATTTTGTCGACGTCGTGATAGACGACTGGTATTTTCCCCTCACTCATGGCAAGAATTTGTGGAATATTCGTTGCCAGTAGATATCTTTCTGAGCCGTCGATTATCTCCCCAGTGGCAAGCCTGACGTGTATCGGCTGAATAAAACCAAACTGAGACAAAGAGGCAGAAATGACAAGCATCTCTGGACGCAGGGTATAGGTGGCTTTCCATTCAGGAACAGAAAGCAGGGATGGTTCAACGTACTCGATTTTAATATTCATAGATATCTGCTCTTTCTAGTTCCAGTGCTCGTACAGCGTGAGCTCTGGTTTTGGGACCCACAGGGGTTGGTGAATTAACGTCAATATCGTTAAGCATTAAGTTTCTTATCAGCCAGCTGACTGGATATCCATGAGGGTCGCTCAGGTGTTTCTTTCTAAATTTTGAAACATAAACACGAGCCTCGGTCTTTCGTCTATCACCTATTAGGTACTTGTCAATAAACGCAGACGCCCCATCAAATCCTCTTCGCGCATAGCTCTCTATGAGTTTTTCTGAATCAAAATCAGCCCACAAGCGTCTTTGGGCATCTATGTATGGAAAGCAGTCAAACAGTCTGTCGTAGAATTCTGGCTCAGTAGCAACTACGTCACCTATTCTGCGAATTGCCGTAGCATGCAGAGGGATGCCGACTCTCGTGTTGCTCCCCGTGGTTACAGCCAGGTCGTAATACTCACAGTATTCCGCTTCATGTTCTTCAATAATAAACTTGAATACATCATTCGTATTCCAGTCGTAGATTATTTTTGCAAACTTTAAAGGGATTCCCTTTTTTAACTTGTATGGGATATTGATGTAGTTCTCGTGCAATTTTTGAACTACAGAGCGATAACGAACCATTGATTCACTAGCCCTAACACCGGTCAGGAAAGCCACGTTTCCCTTTTTCCCCTGCATCGTGTAATAGTCGGTCTGCTCAGGAAGAGAAACTTCATGAGTTAAACCAAAATGCTTACCACTAATGGCCCACGGAGGCATGGGTCTAACCCATCTGTCTTGTTCGAATCTTTGCTGGCTCCACAAAATAGTAGTAAGCCTGTGACCTAGAAACCATATCTCTGCAGGGTAAGGAAGGCAGTACCACTCCATATCAACCCAGTCGTAGTTGCGAACCTTTTCCACGTACTTTACGACAGTAGGACTGACCATCTCTTCGTCTCGAAAGATTACCTTTACTGGACCAAGGCCTCGCTCTTCATGTATTTCTTTTGCTAGATACAGAATCGCAGTGGAGTCTTTGCCTCCAGAGAACTGTACACAGACAGTATCGAAGGTGTCGTAGACGTGCCGTATTCTCTGTCTTGCTGCGTCAACGCAGGACATATCAAGAAATAGGCGCTGACGAGTCATTTAGTATCTTGCGATTTGAGTGAGGCGTGATACCTCGGCACGAAGCTCGTTGTTCTCGCGCATCATGTTTTCAGCTACGCTTTTCCAGTACGTTGCTTCAGAGATGCGAGTATCAAGCGCCTCTAAAACTTCAGCGCACTCGGCCGGCGATACTTTTCCTCTGCCGAGGAGGTATCTACATTTTTGTTCTATGGTCTGTTCCATTGGTAATCCTATATTTCTATGTGTTGGTCTATGAAGTCGATTAGTTTTTCGGCCATTGTTACGCCAGCAACAGCTGGGTCAGCTTTTAGCCATTTCATGAATTCATACCATCGTGCTTGTTGGTCCGTGTTGTCAAACACGATTGTGTACTGAACGACGGCTCTTGGTGCCGAGCCAGGAGCAATTGTTGTTGAACCTCTAATTACTGCATCGTTTTGATTCATGCCTGGCATGATGTCGATTCTCTGTTTTCCGTCTCCTGTTTGAGTTACTGAAACAACATTTCTATCCATTTCTGGAGCGTCTTTAACTAGAGCATCTTCATCAGAATCTTCATAGTCGGAAAATTTATCAAGCCGAGAACTAAATCCGTTTCCGTAATCAGAATTAATTACAGGGGACATAAATCCAGCCCCTGGCTCGACTACCCGATTGTCTTCTCTGATGAAGCGCTGTTCAATTTCGGCTGTTGAAAATTCATCCCATCCCAATCCAGTTAAAAGTTCTGGATAAAAGTCGACCATTTCTAAAACAAACTCTTCAAGAAGTTCTGGCTCGGTGTACCCAAGCTCCATTGTTCGGTTGTCAGCAATAGCAAAAGCCATGGCCCTAGTGTCATCGACGTCAAACTGAACAGCAGCTATCTTGTCCCACCCAAGAAGTTTTGCTGCTTCTAGTTGGTGATTGCCCGCTATGACGGTTGCTGTACCGTCTCCGTTGGGTCTTATCACTATTGGTTTAATCTGTCCAAACTCGGCGTAGGATGCCATAATCGCATTAACGTCTCCTCTTCGTGGATTGTTATGGAGGGACTCAAGAAGGCTTATGTCGAAAGCCAGGGATTCCAGAGATTCATGTATTCCATTAGCCATATCTATACCTGAGACCTTACGTTGGCATTGAGTGTTCTGATTGCGTCCATTGATGCGCGAACCGAGGAAAGCTTTTCTCTTTTTGACTTAACCAAAGCTTCAGCGCACTTATATTCAAAATGTTCTTGGTCTAATTTATAATCAGCCCAAGCCTCTCTTTCCTTAATTGAACCCTTGGCTGATAGGTACTCTCGCGCCCAGTTCGCCTTATAGAAAGACTCTTTCTTAGCCATGTCCATAGATAACGACTCAAATTGTTCAGTTTCCTCTTCTAAGGAATCCATTAAACGAATCAATTCCTGTTCAATGTCAATTTGGCTTATTGGAGAACTTCTCATACTTTTATTCACACCTATCCTTCTAGTGGAGACCAGTCTACTTTGTCAAGTGCAGAAAGTTGCTCTTTTGTCCATTCCCATTGAGTATCTATTCCGAGGCGAACCATTCCCATTCGCTCAAGAACCCATGCATCACATTCGTCGTTCCCAGATGCTCCACTAAATATAATCCCGGTCTTTGCTGAGATGGCAGAAATGACTTCTCCTTTTGATGCATTTCCTCGTCCAGTTGCAAACTTTGCACGACAGGTGGGCGGGATTTCAACAATAGGAATATTGCATTCAAACAGTGTCATCCTAATGCAGCCACCGAGTTCGCCAATACTGAATGCTTGTCCACTTCTGGAAGCAAACGAATAACCTTCAATCAGAACGCAAATGATTTCATTTTCTAAGCACTCATGCAACACGGTTCTTGTGATGTCAGAGAGACGCTCGGCCCCTTTTGCTTTAGACCGTACAACGCTGGTCACGCCGTCCATGGATATTCCTGTGGATGTTAGTGAGAGGTCAAGACCCATGAGGCGCATAGTAAGTCTGACTATAGCAAATAAATACAAAGGCAGGCAGTCGCGTTATTGCCGCGCCAGCCTGCCCATGTACCTATAATGTCCCCAGGTAGCGATTCTAAGGAGTGATTAAATAATACATTCATTCCCAAGAATGTTTTGCTAATCCTAAAGAAAAGGCCAAAGAAGGCTCTTCACCAATCCTGGTATGGCAGGCTCTGCAGACTGTTACCAAGTTTTCTTCGTCAAGTATTGACCCGCCTTGAGACCTTCTTATTAACTCATGCACGTCTACGCTGTTTTTATGAATAAACGTTGTCAAGCCGTCATGTTTGGCAAAAACTGGACACGCAAAGCAAAAAGGAAACTCGGCAAGCATAGAAGAAACGATTTTACGTCTCTCAACATAAACCTGTTCCGTTTTCTTGCTTCTTTTTGGGATTGGTTTAGTTCCTCGGTTTAGTGAGGTTCGTTTTAACGGTGTTCGCTTTAGTGGTTTCCTTGGCTTCATCTAAGCTAAAGAATACAGCACTAGAGGTTGTCGTTGTTTATAGAATCAAAAGTCCACTTACTGTCAAGGCATTCCCACAAAGAACGGTCGATTGCCGTATCTTCCAGGTCAAAGTCTCTCATTAGTGTTCTATGAGCGATGATTGCTCTTCTGTAGAAATCGACCTCCTTCCACCCGTCTTCCAGAGTGGATTCGCCAGTCTCAATCATTACGCAAACTTCGTCAAGCCGACGGTCAACATGGTACTTAAACCTGTTTATTCGTGTTGCTTTTTCGTTGTAATAACGCTGTGTCTCGTCATTGAGTTTTTTAAACTTGAAGTCCAACGAAGAGTATCGTTTTTGGTCAGATTCACTATCTGCCTCAATACTTTCTATTTGTCTTTGAAGGTTTTCGGACAGGGCAAGCAAAGCTCTTTTCCATCTATCCCAGTTTTCGACCAGCCTGAGCTCCGCGCGCTCCAAAGGGGTAACTTTGTTTTTTACCTCTTCGGCGACCATGCGAGCAAAAGTGTCATCATTCCATCTTGAGTTCATATATTTTTTGGGTCACTGCCACGCAGGGCATATTTTCTTAAACCCACACCAGTTACATAAAATGGTTTTGTTGGGTTCAAAATATCCATTCTTGCAGCGCTCTTCTATGCCTGCTCTTACTTCTGCAATCACTGAAGCAACTTTCTGCACATCTTCTGCAGTTACTTCTTTTGCAAACCTAACCCCATCTTTTAGGTACAGAAGCTCTATCTCAAACTTCTTGGCCTCTATGCCGAGGCTTTTGAGGAGCTGAGTATAGATAATTAGCTGAAAATACTTATCTTCAATGTAATTCTTTTTCGGTGTTTTGCCTGTTTTGTAATCGGAAACTTTTGCGGTATCTCCATCTAGGTGCAAGCGGTCTATAAATCCATGAAGTTTGATTCCGGATATCTCGCCTTCCACATGCTCTTCGATGCCCCACGGCTCAACTTCTTGTGGCTGCTCCAGCATCCAGAGATTTTCAACACACCACCAGGCAGACCATCTGAAAAGACGCAGTTCTTTTTCCCCACGGATTAAAGTGGTGACTTCTGCTTCCCATTTTGCAGCCCATAAATCTCGCGCCAGTTGGCGAGCGGTTTCTTGTGTTCTTTGTTCGGAGGGAAGGGCGTACATTGTTTCTAGGATTTCATGAACAAAGTTGCCAAGCATTGTTGCTTCTGTCGGAGAGTCCCTAAGTCCATCAATCTTGCTGTACTTAAACTTCATAGGACATTGCTGGAATGTGGATATTGAAGAAGGAGAAAGCAGTTCTGGGGCCTGCATGAGCCCGTCTTGGTCAGTTGTCATCTGTTTTTGCAACAAGAGTTGCACCAAACGACAAACGCATTGCCTCAACAACAAGGGTGTCAATGTCTTCTTCAGTCACGGTAGCGCGAGTGGGCTTTGCTTTCCCGTTTGAATGATTGGTCCAAAAAGTGTTCAATGAGTCTTTTTGTTCTTGTGTCAGTGTTTTTGCAACTGAAACAAAGTTGGTCCATTTTTCATCAATCTCTGATGGCACCTCGGGTTGTGGGGCTGGCGCAGAGGATGCGTATTCCGCGTCTAAGGCATCTGCAGAGCGTGCGAGGTATAGACCGACACCCAATAGCTGAGCGGCCTTTTTAAGAGCATCAGAGACGGCCCCTTTAAAGTCGTTTCCGAGGTCAAGTGGCTTGTTGTCTTTCTTCTGACGCTTCACTGAGGAACCACCAAAACCGTGTTTAATGACGGTTAAATCACCTATGGTGGCAGTTAACGATACGTGAGCAACAATTTCATCTGTATCCACATCGTCACGGCGAACGGAAACGATTTCAAACGACCAGTTGTCAACGCCCAAAACTTTGTTAAGACGATTGATGACTTCACTTATCGGAAGATAGATGAGCGAAATTCCGCCCTTGATTCTCGTGCGTTCCATTTCTTCCGAGAAAGGCTCTGCTAAGAGACGCGAAATGTTCTCTGAGTTATTGATATTAATAGACGACACGTAGGTCTCCTTGTTTAGTTAAGTATGTTTATGTATTTTTAGGTTTGCGAACGATGATGCTTGTTTTGAGTTCGCCAGTCTCACTAAAGTTATCGGCATTTAAGCCGATTTTGTTTAGTTCTTTAATTCTCCAATATGACGGAGCGCAGTAGGCAAGCATTTCTTCTGCGATTTCCTTTGGAGACTTTGTCACCTCTCCAGTGTCCATGTCAATAGACATTTTTACAAGACGTTCCGCTACGGCTGAACCGAGCTCTAAATGCTTCCAGCCTTTTCTGTCGTAGGCTGACTTCTTTTCAATCGTGGTGCCGTCAGGGAGTGACAGCATCTCTACTGAACCCATGATTTCGGACAGAGCGTGTGCGAAGGAATCATAAACGAGCGCGACATCTCTTTTCAAAAGGTTCAACTCTGCGAGTCCTTGACCGGCTTCTTCTGGTGTAGGTTCCCCGGATATGAACAAGGACAATTCTTTGTCAAGGTTGATTAAAGAAGAGCGGAGCTCTTGGATTTTTTCCAAGCTCATTACTAGTACCTCATTTAAGTTTAGATAGGTGATTTGCTAGATGAGTATAGAAGCTCTTTTGCGTTGTGGCAACCCTAAACCTGTTAGATAGGTAAATGCTCCAACTGCGGAGTCTATTT